CCCCATGGTGGGGAGGCAAGAACCGTTATAGGAGGGATCGTACATGTATAAAGAAAGAATCTTGCCAGTGTTTAACGGAAAGGGACTTGTCGACAGGTTATACTCGTCGACGTCCTCCGTGTCTAGTCAAATAAATATGCCCGCTACTGATATTGCTATTAAATTAGCACAGGAAGCCGAGTATAAGCAGCATTTCGCTGCAAGACAGACAACACTGTATGGAGTGCAATATGAAGGCACCCAAAGATTCTTTTCCACCGAACACAAGAGACCTGCGTACAATAATTGTATTAATCGCAAGTCTGTGAGCCTGAACATCCCATATAATTCGTGGACTAGCAAGTACAACGCTTATTCACCGTATGGGACTTTCTATAAAAGTTACTTTTATAGACTTCCGGTTCCAAACATTATCGAGCCCATTTTATCGGACCTTGATAATGCCGTGTTTGATGGTGCTAGGCGCAGAGCGTGGTGGAGTATGCAACCACGCTTTGAGGGCGATGTCTCTATGCTCAATTTTCTTTTCGAGCTTAAAGATTTTAAAGACATCATGAAGTTCATCGCGCGGATTAATTTCGCAGAAATACTAGATGAACTTACCCACGGTATTAGGGACCTTAATCGCAGTAAGCGAAGTTGGGATCCCACCGCCGCCGTTGCATCGCTGCACTTGGCTAATGAATTTGCCTTGAAACCATTGATCTCTGACTGTTTAGCAATACTCAGTCAATTAGTTCAATGCGCACGCGATGCCCAGACGCAGTTCGAGAATAGTAGCTTTTTGACCCAAAAGAGTCATTATTCCGAGTCTGTAGTTATCAATAACCAGCTCACGCCAGGTACATATAATAACTGGTACATCGAGACTGGAGAAAGTGAAAAAGCGGTTTTTACCGCTACGCTAGAATATCATTTTAAATATACTATGCGTTCACAGTTTGATACTTTCCTCAAGTACTGGGGATTGTCTGGAAGCTTTGAAGCTTATTGGAACGCCGTTCCTTTCAGCTTCCTTGTCGATTACTTTGTAAAGATCGGCAAGTCTATACATGCAATGGAGATTGATAAAAATGTGAATCTTATACCTCATCAATATTGTGAAAGTATATTGCACACCAAGGAAGCGGGTTATTTTCTTGCACCCGCTAGAACTGGAAACGTATACTGGAACCACGCAACATATGTCGTGGATGGTATTTGGTCCCGGCCTTCTGTCGAAAGACAGTTAGTAAGTGGCCGGAATGTCTCCAATTACACGAGAAGACCAACAGTGCCTAATAAAGGCGTCGCGTTACCGCGTGTCGCTGTCCCAAGCTGGGCACAGCAGAAAAACATGTTGGCTTTACTCAGATGCGCCCTATAACTTCCGTTGGATTCATCCGCATTCGCGGCGTTAATAACAGCACGTTACGCTGATAAACCCATTAACAAATATAAGGATAAGACCATGAGTAATCTTTTTACACCATCACCCGTAATCTTCCCGGACACTGCTGATACACCTGTTAACCACACTTACAACTATAAATTCCAAGATGTAGCCGATAAAACGGCCAACGTCGTGGGAGTATGGCAAAGTGAGGCAGCTTCAGGGGATAACCCTGTGGCTACGACACTGATCAAGCATAACTTCAAAGCGAAAGACTTGCGTCGATCGTTAATGTCCGACAAATTTGAGGCCCCGGCAACCAAGTCTGGTGTTTCGACTGTATTGCCTGGGACGTTTAATTTCACCTCAACTTTGGATAAAGATCATGATTTGGACGCTACTAGAGCGCGCTTTGGCCTTTTTCTGGCTAAGCTGTCAGACCCTAAATTTTTTGATGCCTTTTTTCAAGGCTATATCGAATAAACTAAGGTTCCGACCCAATCATAAAGGTTCACGGGCAAGGTTAAAATCAAAAAGACCTTGTGGCTGGAGCACTACGTATGGATCACCACACGAATGCCGAAAAGCCAAAAGAGGCCATTGCGGCCTTACACCATCAGGTTCTGGCGCGTGCTGCGAGAACAAAGAAAAACTTTTCGCAGTACAAGCGCAACCAGCAGCTCGAGAAGAGAAGTCTTCTCAAATGGAGTAAAGATAATACTGATATTTTAGATTATCTCACTGCTCTATTGGATGATGGTTTTAATACTTTACGGTTCTATTCAAAGGCGGACCAGCAGGCTGACCTTCGTACCCTAGAAAATCGGATACGGAATGAAGGACCTGCATTCGCTACAAAAACGTTGCCGGCTCTCTCTAGTAGTTTGTTAAACTATATCGAGACAGGCGTGTCACACTACCCTGGATTTAAACTTCAATCTGGGACAGAATACCCTGCATTCTTGCGAGGGATTTTCTCTGTGATTTACAACGTAGATAGAACAGAATGCACTGACGATGCGGTCCAAGCTTTTAGATTTATATATCAGCTTGGTTCGGCCTTTAAGAAATTCAGAGGCCCGTACGCCAGTAAGGTACTCCGCAAAAATCTCGCGGATTTTGTTGCAGTTGATGAAGAGATTGGTAAAATTAATATCTCTTCAAGTCATTTAACACATATACTGCAGCACGCCCAAGCCATTGTCACACGAATCTTTAAGGATTTCGATGTTGACAACAACCCTGACGTGAAACCGCGGCCAGGGCCGGGTGCCACAAATACACCTGTGGAAAAGCATATGCGCTACGAGCCGCACGTGTTGTACGAACAAATTGAAGGCTGTATGCCCATGTTGGAGTGGTTTTTTATTCCACACCTAGGGTATGATGCCTTCAAAGCTCGAGTCTTTCGCAAACTGGTTAAAACCAGGGTGCGACGGCCCACTTCCAGATACAAGCAGATTGATAAAACAGCTGGTAAATGTCGTGGGATCTGTATTGAGGAAAATGAGATGCAATTTATGCAACAGGCCCTAAAGAATGGCTTGTATGCCTGGTTAGAAAATCATCCAGAAACAGCAGGTCGAATTAATTTTTCGGACCAGAGTGTAAATGGTAGGATGGCTCTACTTGCATCGATGTCAAGACTGTTTGCTACAATCGACATGTCTGAAGCATCCGATCGAATTTTGAGGATCTTGATAGCATTTCTTTTTGCTAACTTGCCCCGGCTTAGAGATTGCCTACTGGCTCTCTCAACGCAGAGGATAGACCTTATACCTGAGCATGGCTACAGGTACATGGAGGCTAATAAATATGCACCCATGGGTTCGGCATTGTGTTTTCCCGTTATGGCTATTGCACATTTTTCATTATGCAAAGCCATAATACTGGAAAGTAATATAGAAGATAGAATGAATCTTAGTAAACAGCTCTATGTGTATGGTGATGATATTATTTTACCATCGCAATGTGCACAGGCAGTGTTTGATTGGTTGCCGCAGTTTGGGCCAAAACTCAATCAATCCAAGTCTTATGTACAGGGCTATTTTAGAGAATCATGCGGTCTTCATGCTTATAGGGGCATGGAGGTCACCCCTGTGTACGTTAAGTACATACCAAACTCATCATCGGGGGCTGATGTACTGCTATCAGCCCTTGCTACAGAATATGGCCTTTATAAAAGAGGATTCTATTCCACAGCAAAATTGCTTCGTCAACGTATTACATTCTACTATGGCTCCTTACCATACGTGAATGTAAAATCATCAATTGCTGGATTCCAGCGTGATGATGCTAATGATCTTGCGCACATAAAATCGTACGCGGTGAAAAAGCGTAAATACAATGATCGAACAAGGTGTCCCATTGGCACAACACCCTTACGTAAGTTTGGGGCAAGTTACTTGCCTGACTGGCGTGAAGAATGTGTCACAAATGGGTACCA